TCAGAGCCTCCATGACTTCGCGAGCACGCGGCCCTCCTGCATGATGGTGTTCCGGTCGTTCGGACGGAAGATGTACTCCTGGTCGAACTGATGGGAGTACCGGATGGCCTCGATGCTATCCTCTTCCTCGGCGTTGGCGGCCATCACCCCTGCGGTCGAGACGTAGATGGTGCGGACCTTCCAGCCCAGCGGAATGAGCACGTCCTGGCAGACCCGCAGCTCGTTGATGTATCGCCAGTCGGACGTGACCACCGTCTCATTGGCGACCTCGGCATCCATCGACGGCAGGCAGGGCACGAAGTTGGCAAGGTGCTTGGCGAAGATGTCCTGATCCAGCGAGCGGGCGAGACGGCCAGCGGCCACGAGGAAATCGCGGTGCTGGCACTTGAAGTCTTCGTTGAAGAAGTTTCCGTCCAGCTGCAGGTAATCGAGGTAGTGGTTCCCGGCTTCCTTCAGCGCGTCGGCGAAGTTGATGCGGGCGCTCGGGCGGGTCGACCATTCAAGGATGCCGGAGGCGAGCGTGTCTTTACCTGCCCTGGCATAACCGGAAATCAGGACGAGGGTCGGGGCGGCCATGGGACTTGGCTTGGCGTTCATTCGGTTTCGCGGACTTCGCGGACGGCCTTGCGGAACTGACGGGCGGTCAGGTTGCAGGCCTTACGGATGGCGCGGGCGTGGGGCGGTTCGTTCGCCGTGTCCCTGATGGCGGCGTGGAGTATGGAGACGGCCACCTTGCGCCGTTCCTCGAGGGGGAGAGCCCAGACCCGGTCGTCCTTGTAAGGGGCGTTCGGGTTGAGTTTCGGGTTGTGCTTGGACATGGCGGTCAGAAAGGCACGGAGCCGGAGTCGGGCACGTCGTTGACCACCGGCTTCTGGGAACCTTTCGGGTAGGTCATCTTGTATTTATACTGGGGCTTTCCGTTATACTCGCCGTTCGGTTCGACCTCGACCCCGACGAGGATAGTCTGTCCGCAGGCCGGGGAGAGGTACTCCAGGTACTCGGCAGGGGTCGCGTCCAGACGGATCTCCTTGGTGAACTGCCCGGAGAACTTGCCGACGAGCATGGCGAGGGCCTTGCCGTACTTGGAGGAGAAGTTCTTCGACAGGCAGAAGCCCTTGTCGTCGACGAAGAACAGGCGGGCGGAGGTGGTGCCGTCGTCCCACTGCTTCACCTTCTCGAACTTGGGCTTGATGAGCTTCAGTCGGTAGGTGCCGTTCGTGGAGATGGAGGTCAGCGGCGGGCGGTCGTTTTCAGGCGTGGTCATAGGATTAGGCGAAGTTGATCTGCGTGGCGGCGGTCGATGCCTTGTTGGAGTCGACGACCTGGACTTCCTCGGAGTAGCCGGGCCAGATGCCCGTCTCGGTGCACTCCTTGTAGGTCTTCATGGCGCCTTCCCAGTCGGTGATGGCGCGGGTCATGAGGTCGGGGCCGATCTCGTAGACGGCGCCCGCGTCGACTTCCTTCTCGGCGACGATGAAGCGGAAGCCTCGGACGCGTTTCTGGAACATCGTCTCGAAGGCGTTGCGATAGATGCAGGCCTGCAGGTCGTAGCGGTAGGCGTAGACCGACTTCAGGAAACCGCGGGGGCTGGCGTCCTCGCTGCTCTTGAGGTCGTACAGGTATCCGTCGGTGCCGATGGCGTCGATGGCGCACTTGACGGGGACTCCGTTGATGATGCCGGTGAACATAAACTCCGTGAGCTCGAAGGTCAGGCCCATGCGGTTCTTGATGAGGTTCATCGTGTTGGCCGTGCGTTCGGCTGTGGCGGCCTCTTCTGGCTTGAGGATGGTCTTGCCCTTGGCGGACTCGGTAAAGGCCTCGTAGGCGGCCTTGCCGTCCTTGGTGCGGCGGTCGATGCCTTCGGGGAGCACGGCGAAATCGGTGATCGCGCAATCGGGCTGCAGGACGAGGGCGTGGACGTACTTGCCAACGCGGAGGGCGGTGGTCTCTTCGCGGGGCGTGTTCAGGTAAGCCTGATAATGGGCTCCGGATTTAATTAGCTCCTTGCAGCCGCTAAAGTTAAGCGCCTGGCAGGCATCGTAGACCATTCGGGACGGGATTGGGTATGGCATGGGTGTGTGGGTGGGAAAATCAGAGGGCGTCGTCGTCGGGGGCGGATTCCTCGACGCTGGCGGAGATGCGGCGCACGTCTTCGAGGGCCTTCTCGGCGGCGTTCTCCATCGCTTCGAGCGTGTTGCGGAGGATGCGCAGCTGGACGACCATCACGTGGATGCGATCGTGCAGGGGTTTGACCTGGGCGGCTTCGTCGGCGGTGTCGGCGGAGTCGACGAAGAGCTGCAGTTCGGTGATGGCGGAGCGGTTCAGGTCCGACAGCGTGATGATGTCGGCGTCGTGCTGTTCATAACGTCCGGCGACTTGCTGGACGGAGGCTAGGCACCCGGTGATGTTCTCTACGAGGCGCTTGATGTTCTCGCGGTTGGTCATTTGAAGGAAAGTTCCTTTAACTCGCCTGTCGGGGCAAGGGTGAAAAAACGGACTTCTGATCGGGCGAACATCGGAAGGCTTTTCCGTTTCCACATATTCAGGTCGGTCATGAAGTCGGCGTTCTTGCGGGCGGTAAACTCGACATAGGGATAGCCGTCGAGCAGGAGCAACAGGGCATACTGACCAGGGACGGTGCGGGCGATGCGCTCGATGCCTGCGGGGGCGGTGCTCATTCTCCGATGGTGGTCTGCTTCCACTTGGCGGCCGCGGCGATGACGCAGGCCCGGGAGATGGCGTCGAGCTGATTGGACTCGGCGATGTCGCGGAGGATGCGGGCCATCTCGTTCCCGGCATAGCGGAGTTCGGAGATGGTCTGGCGCTGGTTCTCGCAGCGGGCCTCGGCGGAGCGGCAGGCATCGGCCCAGAACTCCTCGTTGTTAGGCATCGGTCTTGCCCTCCTTGGCGGCGTCCCTTGCGTCCTTAAAAGCAAGCGATGCGGTTCGTGCCATCAGTCGTGCTTCCTCATTTGCGAAAACAGCCAGACTATCCATCGCATAAGAAAAAGCATCCCCGGCCTTGGTCAACCGCTCGACCTCGGCCTGTGCTTTTTTGCATTCATCCATCCACCAGACAACCAAATGGCGAGGAATAAGGAGAGGGTCTTCTTTTTCGCTCATAGCCATATCGTCGTTGTATCGTGCTTTGACGTGCCGATTAATTTCGGCCTTGAGGCGGGCGTTCTCATCCTCAAGGGCGATTGACTTCCTAACATACCTGTTCACGCTTTCGCCTGTCGCCTTCCAATACTTGCGGATAGAATCGACCTCGGCCTTGAGGCGGGCGTAATCCTCGTAGGACACCCAGCGGCCATTATCGCATGAAACCATCATGCCGGAAAGTTCAGCGTCCGGTTGGTTGCAACGACTGCAAAGAAACTGATTTAAATCGTGTCGGGTAGGTTCGCTCATTTGATTTTGGCCTCCTCAGCTGCGTTAAGTTCACGGCAGAAGATGATGGCATCGTGGGGGTCTTTCATGGAAACAAAATCTTTGTCGCGGAAAAGGAAGGGAATCCCTTTGACCAGGGTATCGCTTGCGTCGGCCTCGCCTTCTCCGGAGTGATCGCGGAACATGTAGCAAGATTCATAGACACCGCCGTCGACAGACTTACGACCGACATAGATGGAATAGCGAGGGCGATTCTTTTCGAGATGCTTGATGCGGGCGTCCTTTGCCTTGATGGCATTCTCAAGGCCCAAGGCGTTAAACGCGGCGCCGACCGGGTCGAAGGGGTCGAAGTTATCGCTCATCGGGTCAGCGGGCGGGGGGTGGAGGTCGGAGCAGGGGCGGCGGACGAAACGGCCGCAGAACGGAAGCCAGAGGCCAAGGAACCGTCATCATCCAAGTCGACGCTGATGCCGCATGCCGTGCTGATTGACATACGACGCGCATAGGTAATCAAACCGCCTACCTGCTGGGCGGTCAGTCCTTCGGCTTTCATCAGCAAGGTGCCGAAATCGAAGCGCTCACCCGAGACGTGAAGGAAAGCGGTGGACACGCCAATCTTTCCTTCCTGGCTGACGAGCGTCTGGATCAGGGCGAGGTCGTGCTCGAGCAGGACCGGCTTGATGGCGTCGAGCAGCGCGTCGAGGCTGACATAGCGGGCCTTGAAAGCGGGGTTGATTTTGTTGGCCTTGACGTTGTCGAGCTCGGCGAGAGCGGAGACAAGCGCGGCGGTGGCGGTCTGGGCGGTTTTGGGCGTGGTGCTCATGGGTGGGAAATTACTTGGTGGTTTCGGCCTTCGTGACCTTACCGGCCTTGATGGTGGCCTCGATGTCTTCGAGGGACATCCGGGTATAGCCAGGGACGAACAGGTTGTAATAGGTCACGCCGTTGCGGACGGTCGGGGTCAGCAGGCGGGCGACCTTCTGGTCGGGCAGGATGACGTAGGACGAATCGGCGATGATGCGGTATTCCGCGGGAAGTTTAGGGTCTTTCTTCATTGGGGAGATTAGTTGATGGCGCGGCGGGTGGCGGCGTCGTAGATCAGGAGGGCGTCGGCGTTCCAGAGGGTCACATCGACCGAGGGAAACAGTTCGGCGGCGCGGGCCTTAAGTTTGTTCTTCCACTGGGTCGTGGTCAGGTCGCCTTTGGTCCCGCAGCTGTGGGCCTTCTGCCAGATGGCGGGGCGGATGCGGTGGATACGCCAGCCCATCGCGACGGCGGCGCCGTAGAGGACTCCCGTGTTCCACATCAGTTTGCCGATGGCAGAGCCGGGGATGTTCTTGCCGGCGAACAGCGGAGGCTCCTCGAGGAACAGTTCGACATCCTTGGCCTTGCAGGACAGGTCGGCGAGCAGTTGGCAGACCTCGACGTCGGTCCCGGGCATCTTAGAACATTCGACAGGATCGCCATCAAGTGACCAGCAGATACCGCCGTTCACGCCGGGATCTATCGCTACGAGCAAGTGCATAGGGAAAGACCCTTGTCAGAGACCACGCTGGGACAAGCGGAAAAGATTGGCGACGCGTAGGGCGTAATCGTTCGGGGCGAAGTGGTAGGACTTGGCTCCTTCGTAGCCGCGGTTCCATGCCAGGGCCAGTTGCTCGGGGGTCGGGGTCGAGTAGCCGTCAGCCTTGAAGCGCTGCCGGAGGATGCGGAGGTGGGCCGCCGCAATCATGTCCTGGGCCGTGGCGTCGCGCCACTGCGACCACTGGTAGTGGAAGTGCTTCTCGGACTCTAGCAAGGCGTTGGCATCGTCCCAAGCGGCCTTCTTCAGCTGATACATGCCACGCTCGCCGGACTTGCCGACGGCCTTGCGATCCATGCCGGACTCGACCTGAGCGATGGCCTCAAGGAAGGTGGCGTCGGAGGCCGCAGCGGAGTTGAAGCCGAGGAGGAACAGGGCGACGATGGAGAAGGGGCGGCTCACGGCTGGCCCTTGCCCTCCTTGGCGGCGTTCCAGATTACCAAGGCTTTCATAAAGTTTCGAGCCGCCATCTCGTCACCGCTTGACCATTCACGGATGACTTCATCACCAGCCTTGATAAGCCGCTCGACCTGTGCCTGTGTGAACTCTGCGGCAAGTTTATCAATATGAAGTTGAACCCTATTGTCATAACTTAATTCAGCCGTCAGACGCTCGACCTCGGCCTTGAGGCGTTCCACGCGCATCTGGTAGGCGTTGAGTTTGCGGGCGAGTTCGACGGCGGCTTCGGGGGGAGTCACGCCGATGCGTTCGCCCTTCTCGTAGACAAAATGCCCGAGGGCTTCAAAGCGGCTCATA